GCTTCAATGGCAAAGGTAAGTACATCAGTGGGTGAGGCTCCGTTTAGTGCAGAACCAAATCTGGACCTAGTTAAGCCAGTATCATTCCTCACACGCAAGCGCTGCCTTCGCCGCCTACGTGTGGTCCGTCTCTTCCCCTGGTTATTCGGCGCCATAAGGCTCCCACCAGGCACTGTGCATGTCGTGCAGCTCATCTTTGGTCTTTGGCGTTGTTTGAATTTCACCTACCCGGCCAAGCCTCCTGTACTCGTTCTCGATATTCACCTGCTGGTCTGGCAAGATGCCAAAGGCCAGGTAAAATGAATACCGAGCAGCCTGACTCACCTCCCTCCACTTAGGTTCCATTCCAACAGCCATTCTACTCATGCCGCACGCATATGCAGGGTGTGCCTTGGCGTTACTGGTCACGCCGTTTCCAACCATCCATGTATAGCCTTCTTGTAGGCAAGGCAGTCCAGATGACAATGCCATGCCGCATTCTCCCACAGCCCCCAACCAAGGTCGGATGTCGCTCGTCCCGATGGTGCAACAAAGGTCCTTAGAAAATCCAATAGGCCCTCTGCACATGACCCAACTCTCTCCATTCCACACAGGGTGGGTTTGGCAGAATTCGATCTTCTCGAAGACGTCGACTGGCTGCTCGACTTCCATGGTGAACCCCAATCCCTTAAAGTATGCAACTACATCAGATTGGAAGTTCCGCAAGTCTCGTCGCTCCATAATGACGATGATGTCATCACCATTATTCATGACATGGTGCCGAATGCCACGGGTGCGGCAGTATGACCAGGTCATCGCACACATCAGCAAGCAATTGCCGAGAGCAGTGTCCATGTCACCACTCATTCTTCGTCCAGTAACTGAGTACTTGAACGCTCCGTCCTTTGCGTAGGCCATTCCCTTATTCTCAATAAGCATAGCGCAGAGGGATCGGAGGTAGGCATCATTTGAGAAAAAGGCGCAGTAGACACGGTGAGTCCACTCCAGGGCTTCAACACTTACGTGCTGGTCAAACCTGGAGGCGTCCATTCCAACACACACTGGGTCGGTGAACTTGTCCCACTTCTCCCGTATCAACCTTGCCGTCTCGAGAGCATTGAAGCCTTTGGCAATGCAAGGGTGGCGATAAAAGCGTTGTCCTATTCGTTTGTAGAGTGGATGCTCTAACGCTTTTATGTACCTGCCAAACTCCACACCGAAGCGAGGCTTGCGTGGTTGTATAACCCTAGGGGCCGGATCAGGCTTCCTTGAGAAGTTAATCTTTTCGCACTTCACAAAAGTCTCAAGGTGAGCATCTTTGCGGTTCAACGGAGTCTCTTCAAGGGACTGACATGCAGCCTCATATCGGCGTTGCCGACGCCCGTCGCCTCTGTAAGTGAGGCAGAATTCCTCACGAGTCAAGACGGGGATCACAGCAGCGCCTCTAGTGAGGAGCTTGTAGGCATCTCGAAGTTTCTCCGCAAGCCGATCCGGACGCGGCGGCTCTACTAAGCCTGAAGGTGAGGGGACCAGAAAGACCCGTTCCACCAAGCCGCGCAAGAGGTTTACCCTCGTGTCGTTGTGTACAGCATAAAGTGCCTGGATTCTGGGGGCCTCAACGACTAGGCACTCCCGGATACCACTCTTCCAGACACCCCGTGGTGGCGCGGGGACCACCGAGGGGGGCAGCTCATGATGGACTTTGGTGTCCACCCCCCTCACCCGCGATACCAGGGGCTTCAAAAATCCGGCCCATACCGCTCCTTGAGGGAGCGGACATGGGAGGACCTTCGGAGGTTAGCAGCGATCTCGTCACTCTCCCTGGGGATGAGAGCGAACTCAACCCCGAGAGTAGCAACATGACCATAATCTACCTTCCTCACGCCATTCTCCTGGCACCAGCGGCGCGCCTCCTTCCCCAACACCATTCGATTGGCAGGGGAGTCCTTCATCAGCCCGAACGTGGCCTGCAAATGCAAACCACATGCTTGACTGGCGCTGAACCCCCTGGAGTTCCGTGCAACTAGGTATCTGTCTCTTGACAGCACCCCATTGCGGGTCCTCCGGACGAACTTCCTACGGTTGACGACTTCGATGGCTGCCATGTCGGCAACATCCTCGTCATCCACCGCATCGGAGTCTGTCCTCCACCTATCGACCACGGCCTTGTACCCACAGCTCCTACTGCCCCACACCCAGCTGCATAGGGAGTAGATCCCATACAGCACCGCCACTGGGACAGCAAGGATTCCGCACACTACGCTCGAGAGCACTAAGAGCGAGATTGCGATTTCTAGCGCCATGGTGAGAAATTG